TATAGAGCAATTTACAGAAAATGCCTGAGTAATCGTGGCCATTCTGTGTTGAACTAAGGTATCAATATGGATAGAGAAATGAAAAATAATTTTTTATTAGATGGTATGGTTAGTAAGTATAAGAAAACGAAACACCCATCACTATTTAATAAAATAATTGGTTTGAAGTTTAAAAGTATTAGACTTCGAAAAAACATTACCGCAGAAGCGGTGGTGCAAGACAACAACAACGTACTAACTTCTACTCATAGTTTATATAAGTTTGAGTTGGGAAATTGTTCGGTAAGAAAATTGTTTGCGTTAAGTAAATACTATAAGACAAGCGTAGACGATATATTTAAACAACTAAACTAAGAGAGGTAAGTATGTGGAAAAAATACCCACTAAAAAACGGCAAAGTCATAAGCTATAACGATGAACAGCATATGTACTATGTTGATGACAAAAAAGTAGCTTCTGTTACAGGGATCTGTGGTAGAGGTGTACCGAAACCTAGTTTAACTAATTGGTTAGTTTATACTCCTTTAAAGGAAGCTAAAGACTTAATCAATCGTAAGCTAGATAATAACGAACCTTTAGATAGAGCAGAACTTGAAAGAATTTTCAAAGTTGCTAAAGAAAAAACAAACAAGATTAAAGAGGACGCTGGTCTAGTTGGCTCAGTTGTTCACGGCCTTGTTGAAGATTTTCTTAAAGGTAAAAGCATTCCCGCTCAAAAAGATAAAGCAGTAGTAAATTGCTGGAACATCTTTTTTGAATGGTGGAATAAACAAGACTACACAGTAGTAGAATTAGAGAAAAAAATCTATTCTGCAAAGTATAACTATGCTGGTACTCTTGATCTTGTTGTAAAAGACAAGAAAGGAAAACTTGTTTTAATTGATATTAAGACAAGTAATCATATATCATTTGACTATCATTTGCAGTTAAATGCGTATACATATGCCTATGAGGAAGAAACTAAATCGAAAATACATTCATCTTATATTGTAAGACTTCCAAAAAAAGATGGAAATATTGAGATTAAAGAAATACCTCTAAGCAAAAAACTGTTTAATGCTTTCATTGGAGCAAAGTACATAACGGAAACAATGGAAAGTAGTAAACAATAACACTAACAAGGAGAATCTGATGGAATATAATAATAGACCACAGTACAACAACAACAAAAACTACCAAAAGAAAAGCTATAACAATAGCGGAAGCGGTAGTAATGGCGGAACAGCTAAACTTACAACAACAAAAAAAGATGGTTGTATTTTAGTTATTACTCTAAACAATCAAAACTTAGTTTTGAAAGGTTTTTGGGGTAAGAATAATGAATGGAAACTTTTCCCTTATTACGATAAGACTAAAGTAAATCCATCTTTTAATCAACCTAAGCCATCGTATCAGCCAAGACAAGAAATGGACGATGAACTCCCAGCACATATGCAAGAGTTCCAAAATAGTCCTGCACCTGATCCGACTGAATTTAATCCTGATCAATTAGAGGATTAATGTCTGACAAGGTTGTTTTAGCTAAATACATAGAACATAGGCCAACTGTATTTGATCCACATCAAATCTTAAGCTATTTAGATTTCTTAGACAAAAGATTAGTCAAAGCAGAAATAGAATATGATGAAGTGAAAGATCAAGTACAGGAAGTCTTTGATTATGTTGTAAACGAAAAAATGGAAAATTCTAAATTATCCATATCGTTGGCTAAAGTAAAATCTACTAATGACGAAAGGTATAAGAAAGTAAAATTGGAATTATCCAATAGAAAAAAATTATACTTGTTTGCTAAAGTAGAAGCTAAAAATGCACACAGTTATTGTGATCATTTAAAAACTAAATCTATTAATGAATTAGCAACTGAAAAGCTAACTAGAAACTAATAGTTGTGAGGGGGAGCAATCCCCCTTATTCAATGTCTTGTAATCTCATAATGACTTAGATCAGTATCTTTCCTTATCTGATGAAAAGTATAATCATACTTTAATAAACTCACATCAATTTGATCCCTAAAATATTTTACTGTCTTATCTACTTTTGGAAAATTTGGATAGGTATCTATAAAAGTTAATGTTGCGTAACTTCCAAAAGGATTGTCAGCCGTTTCAACTTGTAATTCTAAATATGTTACTACAAAATCTACTTTCATAGATTTTATATTACTATTTTCTCTTGATAATGTCAGCACCTTTAAGACCATAGATAGCACTGACTACTCCTATGAATAATGCTTGATACCAAAAAGGCATATTGTTAAATTTGTCAAAAAATAAATCTACCTTAGTCATAATTTCGGGATCTTCACTAAAGATAGACCATATTAATAACATCACAGGTGCAGAAACTAAAATTAATACAAATTCATCTTTCCACCCCTGTTGGTTATTTTTCATTACTGCTTGTTTGTATTCGATTTCCCCATTAGCCATTTTTTCAAAGTGTAGTCTTTCAGCTTGTGATTCAAGCACCTTACTCTCTCTACGATTTTGATAAATTTTTGCTCCGAGTTTTACACCGCTAGTTAATAAATTAAACCACATCTTTATCTATAAACTCCTTTAGCATTTCTAAACAATGTATAGCTTTGTCTATATCTTGTTTTCTACCTTTTTTATCTTTGTTCTTCAACAAACATCTAGTTGTATATTTTATAACTTTAACTTGACAAGCATTTAACTTATTAGCCATACAATATTCAATAGGCTGTATTTTAAGCGATTTGTACCAGCTACCCGCCACTTGCTCGTTTAAAGGCTCAGACGCACTCTGCGTGGCTCTATGGCTCTTTAAAAGGGTATTTTTTAGCTTTGTGTCTTTCATAATAGTTTTCCAATCCATTTTCCGTTTTTATCTTTAATAAAGGGTTCAATAATTGGTAGCCCATTTTTTATAACTGAACAACCGATTATCGGTCTAGCTTTCTGCACTTTATTGTATCGAAAGGCAAGAGATTTATTATCAATCATACAACCTACTTGTAGGCCAAAATACAATCCTAAGCTGTTGCCATAATACCTTACTCCCATTGACGAATGGTAATGCCCTTGTACACAACTCATACCCATTGATTGTGCTAATTTTAATACATCGGCTGTCTTGCCGTGACAGAAATAAACTTTTCCTAAAGGTGTATCTATCGTTAAATCATCGTGCCATTTCCAACCTTTTCCAACTTGTAAAAATTCATTATATTTTCTTATGTAGGCTTTTGGTATTCCGTGTTTCAATGCTCGTCTGTAAACTAAGCTACCGTGATTACTATCCATTAAATCCATTTGAGGAAATAGTTTTTCTAATTCTTTTATCATCGGTAAAGATATTTTCAGTTCATCACCAGCACTTGGAAGATCGGGATCTGAATCGTGAAATGACATTGCGTGTTTATCGACTTCATCGCCTATATGAATTATCTTATCAAAATTTTTATATTTTTTTTTTAGTTCTTTTAAGAAAGGCAATAGTTCTTTAACAGAATATGGTATGTGAGTATCAGAAATTATAAGTACAGATTTATAGATCATACAAGTTTTACTTGTACAACTAATTCGATAAAAAGTAAAGAAGCTGGGTTGCAACGACTACGACAACAGCACCTAACCCACAAATAATCCAATTTGTAATTGTGTCAAATCTGTGATCTAACTTGTCGTGAATTTTATCTATGTCTTGATGAATATGTTTAAGATGATTATTTTTTAAAACAGAAATATCTTTTTTTAATCCTGTAATGTGTCCGTAAAGTGAAACAATATGTTCGCCTGTTGTTTTCGGACTTCTAGCCATTACTTTCTCTTTCTCGGCTTGTATCTTTTTATTGCATTAGCGATAAATAGATTTTTTACAAAGCTAGTTTTCTTACCAAACTTTCTAGTAGCTTTAGCTTTTGCAGATTTATACGCTTTAGATTTTTTATTAAATGGTTTTGGTTTACCTAAACCTTTAGGTCTTTTCTTTTCCCATATCATTTTTTTTCTAGCCATTTTTATTTACCTACTTTTCTCATTGCTGACTTATGTGCTTGTGTAAAAGTTTTCCCTTTTTTTATAGAACTAGCCATATCTTTCATATGTTTCATAGAGTGATGTCTAGCGTGTTTACGCATAGTTTTTTTTTGTCTTGTATTTAATTGTTTAATAACACTTCTTATGGAACTAGCTTTAACCATAAACTATCTTTTCTTTTTTTTCTTTTTCTTTTTCTTCTTCTTTTTCATTCCGTAATTGTAAGCCATATCTACTCCTATATTAATTCATTAAAACTCCACCTGACCATTTTGCGTCAGGTAATCCGTTTGTATATGATTTTCCGTCAAAAGTTAAGACTTGTTTTCTATTGCTTCCCTCAGAAAAACTTGCGTGAATCCAACCTGAGTTTGGATCTTTTTCTTCCTCTTTCCAATACTCTAAAATAAGCTGGTCAAAATCTACGTTATTAGAAAGCCAAAGAGCGACAGCTAAATTAGAAACACCAGCTATCTCGAAATCGACGGCTTTTCCGAGAGTGTGCTGTGAAGTCTTTTTGCTTCCGATGGCTTCGCATAATTCTTCTGAACGATAGCCAGAGGTGATTATAATTGGTTTGTCAAACTTTGCTCTTACAGGCTCTAAGACACCATAACATAAATCTGTTAAGTTTTTTATTTCACCGCTACCCGCTTCGTTTTTTATACCACGACGAATTGCAGTGGAACTCTTGGTAAATTCTATAAGTTTAAAGTGTTTGGATAATTGCATTTTTTCCCCTATGGTTTAGTTGGAAATTCTACTGCCT